AGCTGCCATAGCTTGTGGCAATTGTACTTGTAAGCTGTTCTGCTTAGATCCAACAAGCACCCAGGCTGGCTCTACTGGATAGAAAGCTGAATCTGCTCCGCTTTGCTGATCTTTAAAATTCGCTGTATTAGCAGAATAGTAAGGAGCTGCTACTTCTTGCTGTTGTGGCACAGAGTAATGACGATATAAGTCATAAGCAGGTACAATTTGACGGTTATTAACAGTCAAAGTTAGGCTGCTGTTATACCAGTTATATAAGCTGGTAGCTGTGTTAGCAGTAGAAAAAATCTGCGTGTTAGGATAAGTTACCAACTGAAAGTTAGTAGCTGTTGTGCTTGAAGGTTTACAGAAAAATAAACCAATGCTTGAGCATACAAAGGCGTCCTGTAAATTAAGGCGCTGCTCTGTGTTAAAGCTAGTTGTATTGCTGCTGCTTACATCATTTGTAAGTACAGGGAACTGATAGCTTGTAATTGTAGTACTCAAAGATACTTCAAGGCGCAAGTAGGACTGTGAAAGTACTGCTTGACCTAGCGAAAAACCTGCTGTGTTTATCGCTTGTTTTGCCTTTTCAAAGGCTAGGCGTGTGCCAACTGTTGATGCCATTTTGTTTTTGCCCTGTTCGTTTGCCCAGGGCTGGGCTTTTAGTTTTTAAAATAAAGGTGAATACAGGTAATTCAATTAATTATCGTCCTCGTCATATCCTGCCAGCACAGAAAGATCATCCCCAGCCAGTACAGAATCATCACCAGCAATAACGCTGATATTGTCGGGTACTTCGCCAACTGTTACAGGAAAAGTCATAGTGTCGTCCATTTGACCTAATGCTGGTACTAATTGACCTACTAGACCTGCGCCACCTGCTGCGATCATACCGTTACCAATTGCCTTACCCATATCACCTTTAAGGATCATTGGGAAAGCTAGTCCGATACCTACAACAGCTGCGTTTTTAATACGTTCATCCCCTACTGGAATAAAACCTGCAACCTTTTTACCAATAACTGCGCCTGCGATTATACCCAGTGCAGCTGCAATGTTGGCTTTTTTGCCAATTGCTCCCATACGACCGCGACTTGTGCGTCTTTTGGTGCTTTTTCTACGTCTTGCCATTTTGTTTTTTTATGTTTGTTTATTACGTCCTAATTACCAAAGTAGCTGATCAGCAAAGTAGCCTGGCGTTCCTTTCACTTTTCTGTCTTTTTCGTGCCTGGCTTTGTAAAGTTTTCGGCGCTGATCTGCTACTGTCTTACCGAATAACTTTTTGTAGGTTGGGTAATCTAAATAACCCCTGGCGCCTACACTTGTTACAAATTTTCCACTTTTATCAAAAACATCAATCTTTTTATCTGCCTTACTACTGGGCCTAACTTTTACATTTAACTTTTTTGCCTGGGCCAGCGTATATGGCAAGATTTTATACATTAATAAATATATTGACCTTTTTTAACTTGATCCATTAAAAACATATCTCTAAATCTTTCACGATCTACGCTGTCGCCTTTATTCCAACTATCAACTCCCTTATCGTGTTGTATTTTAAAAAATAAATTCAATCGTGCATTTAATTCTTTTCTAGTAAAACCGTTATTTAATAAACTTGCTGCCTGTACTCCCTTTTTACCATAAAAGCCATAAACATATTTTCGAAACCAGGCTTTATCTTTAGCAGGTATTTTAATAAATTTTTTTGGTCTAGGTAAACCACTAACTACTCTTATATTTACGTTATGGCTTTTAGTATCAGTATGCATTTCTGTACTTTTACTTTTTTTAGCCTTAACTTTTGTAGCTGCTTTCTTTTTAGGTGCTGCTTTTTTCTTTACTGCACCTACTTTGCTTTTTCCAGCTTTACTGTAACTTATAGCAAATGCCTGTTTTACAGCCTGTGCCTGGGTTAGCTTAGGGTTTTTCTTGCGCAGCTTTTTAGCCTCTGCGACTACTGCCTTAAATTTAGCGCGTGCTGCGCGTTGCTTTGCAGTCATTTTATTTCTTTCTAGTTACTAAATATAGAACAGCGGCGCCGCCTATAATTAGGGGTAAAAAATTAGGTTTTTTAGTTTCGGATTGTTTTTCAAATGTTGGTGTACTTGTTACGTCCATAGTTGGCGTAGTTTCCTCAAAAACTTGATCCGCAGTATCTATATTTTCGGCCTGTTCTGCTGCTTTTGGCTCCAGTGCCTTTTTTGCTAATTCCTGCGACATAGAATTAATTGCGCTTTTGCCAATATCTACTAGGTCCGCAGGATCAATGCCAATTTCTCTAAAAAAATTACCTACTCTAACAAGTAACGGCGCTGCCGCTGTTGCTGTTGCTGCCGCTGGTGCTACTCCAATTATATCGTCACCAAAAATTCTTTTTTTAGTTGATCCTTTTTCCCAGGCTTTTTTGAGTGCATTAATTTGACCGCCTGCGCTTTCCCAAAAGTTTTGCAGCTTGCTAGGTGCTTTTTGCCAGGCTGCTGCTAGCTTTGTTGCCAGTGCGCCAAAGTTTATATAAACTAGCGCTAAAAATGCATTGCGAACAGGCGAAGCAGCTACTTTTAGTACAGCTTTAGTTCCTTTTTTTAATACCTGCCCAGCTGTGCGGCCCGCAGCCTGGCGAGCAGCTTTGACGTTTGTTACAGCTGCTTTTTTCGCCGCTTTAGTCGGCGCCGCTTTTTTGGCTGCTTTAGCAGCTTTTAACGCTGCCTTTTGTTGCGCTGTTGCGCCCACTCCGCTTATTGAATATAGTGCCATTTTTCTATCTGTTGCGTATTTATACGGTTTTTTATAGTCGTATTGTCCTACTACTGGATCAAGCCAAATTTCATTCTTTCCTGGGTTTATCACTACAAAAACGTGCTGCGGTTGCTTGTCATAATCTCTATAACTAGCAAACCGATAAGCAAAAGGTATTCCCAGGCTTTGTAATACCCCACCAGCAAATAAACTGTAATGCTTGCAATCCCCGTAACCTGTTGCAAGGATAGCAGCAGGACTTTTTACAGTTTGCTTACTCCCTGGCTCAATTACATAGCGGACATTATTTTTTAAAAAATTAAAAATTTTTCTGCCTACTTCTCTACTTGTTCCAGCATTAAAAAAAGAACTAATTCTGCTATATTCCTGTGCGTGTCTATTGTGCGCATTACATATAGCGTCTATTATATCACCTGTATTCTGATCCTGGACTAGCATTTCGTTTTTGTTCATAAACGGTGCTAGTCGGCCCATTAATACACTTGCATTCACAGGCTCCTAGTTTCAGTTATTGGAACTACTATGCCGTCCACATTTGCTGATCCTCTAAAAGTAGCGCTGACCTGGCCAGCTGCCGCAGTTAATAACTCACGTACACTTTCAAAAACTCCTAACGCGCTAGGACGCGCCACAAGGCGCAGCGTACTTTCGCTATTAGGTGCGACTGTCTGATCACCAAATGCTGATACATTAGCCAGGAATCTATCATTAACGCTAATTGATCCAGTTATGCTTTTTATTTTGATCGTTGTGTTAGTTGGGTTTTGGACTGCCAGTTCCACGTTTATAGTAGGTTGCAGCAAGCTGCCGCCTGGCCGAAGGCTGCGAAGCTGAAAAATAGCTTTTTGACCGAATCTAAATCTTGAAAGTAAAAACAGTGCAGCTGCGCCGCCTATTAGATAAAATAAGTTTCTCATTCGCCTGACGGCGCGGCTTTTAAGTCCTATGTCGTTTGTCGTAATGAAAGTAAAAAAACTTTTTTTCCTGGCAAAACTTTTATGCAAATAATTTTTTAACCTTCGTAAAATATTAACTTTTTGACCTGTCTGTGCAAGCCTTTGTGAGGCCTTGCGCAGAGCAGGTCAAAGATAGTAAAAATAATTGATATTTTAGTGAATTTTACGATATTTTTTTATCCACATATTACCTGTATTCACCTTCATTTACTAAAAATCGTTGCACAATACAGCGCAAAAAAAGGCCCCTAGTAGAAACCAGGGGCCGCATTGTGAATATAACCAACTCTGCTTATGTATCTGCTAATTTACAGCTTTTTTTCAAAATCGCGTATAAGCCACGTCCTGCGCTCAAATTTCGCGCTTTCTTTGTCGTACCAATTAATATACCAGGCGCCTAGATCCTGGCAAAATTTGCCAAATTTTAGGACGTTAGATATATTTCGGTACTTTCTAGGCCGCTTTGTTCCTGGCTTAAAAAAAACTATTGCTGTTTTTAGATCCTTTGCCATTTTTTACTATTTTCGTATTGAATACAGGTGATCGCGGTTAGTCCGTTGGTCGTTTGTCCGCGCCAGTTGAGCCTAGCTCCTGGCGCTTTTTTTTACTAGAAAGGTAAATCGTCAATCATTACGCTATCAATATTACCACTGCCCATTTCTAGCCTACTTTGTTCTGTTGGTATTCCAGTTTGCGGCTGTTCTATTATTTCAGTAAATAAAATGCGCAAGTAATTAGATCCAGTTTTGCTTTTGTTGATCCAGCCAGCAATACGGAATTTTTTTTCGTTCACCGTTGCTGTTCCCGAATAATCGGGCGCCTGTGCAGTTTCTTTTTTCGCATTGCGAAAAATCGTGCCGCTGTTGTTTTTCTGTTCCATAGTTATTAGCGTTCAGTTTCCTCTGTTCCCAGGTTAAGATTTTTTTCCCTTTTTAGGTAGTGTAAAAGTTTCCTGTTCTATGTAAGGTACTTGCTGCCATAGTCCGTTAAAATTCATTAGTGCAATTGGATCAAAGTCATCTGAACTGCGCAGGTATTTCGGCCTTAAAATAAACTGCTGATTTTCTTTATTTCGTTCCACTATTAAAGTACTTTGCGCCCAGCGGTCTGTATTAGATCCCAGGTGTCCTAGCGTTTCGCCCTGGCCCTTACCCAGGTGCAGTACGCCAATTAGTAAAACATTATACTGTTTCGTAATTCTTTTAAACCAGTTAGTAAGTAACCTGGTTTCCCTTTCGTCATTGTAATTTAGGCAAAGATCCAGCAGTCCGTCAATAATTAAAACGCTGCAATCTGCGTGCTGTTGCAAATATGCTTCAACTAGCTTACGAATTTTTGCTGGCATATCTTCCCTAGTGCTAAATGCGTCAAAAAAATCGGGCAAAGTATTTTTATCAGCAAAACCTTTTATTTTATCCATTTGCCTGTAAAAGTCAAAGGCGCTATGCTCCGTATCAAAATAAGCTAGGCGCTGCCTATCAGCTGGCAATGCTATTTTAAGGCCAAAAACAGCCTGGTAATGCGGAACTAATGCGCTAGCAGCTATTGCACCTACATAGGTACTTTTACTGGCTTTCGGCAAGCCGCTGACCACTACATAATTTTGCAGCGTTCCCACAATTTTACTATTAATAGAAAAAATGACTTGCTCTTGACTAGGCCGTTTTGTAGGATCATAGCGCCTGGTATTAAGCAAGTCATTTAGTACTAAGTCGTTTGTCATTAATTTTTAAAAATTCCAGTAACTAGATAGCCATAGCATAAAAAGTAAGATAATCAATAACCAAAATTTTGGGTTATTCAATAATTGATAAGACGTCTTTTTCATTTTCGTTGGTGTTAAGTTTTTCAATTAAATCTTTTGCTGTGTTAATAGCGGCCTGTACTGCTGTAACTGGCTCCCCTTTGTCGGATAGCTTTTTTGTTGTGGCTAGTTCTAGGTAAAAAGGTAGCAGCTGAATAGTAAAGTACTCTAGCTTACTCATACCAGGGATAGGCGCAATAATGCGGCCTAGGTTGTCCTGTGCTACTTGTGGCGGAAACGCAGGAGCATTGAAATTTTGGTTTTGCATAGTTGGATAAATTTTATAGATCTGTAAATAAAAAAAACAGTTTCAACTGCTATCATTACTAGCAGCATAATAGGGAAACAAAATAGCCAGGTATAACTCCAGCTAATAACGCGATCAAATTTGCTCATAATTGCCCTGGTTAGCGTTAATCAACTGGCGCTGGTAAAAATCTATAGAATCGTCAATAAGAGTGCGCAGTTCCATTTCCAGGTTAAAGGGGATCAGCCGCTGTTCAATTAGGACGCGACTTTCGCAATTAAAAGTTAGCTGAATTGCTATGCGCTTTGTGTCTTTTAGATTAGATCCTAAAAATTGTAGCGCTTTGATTTTGTCTTGCAGCATAGTTTTATACGCTGCCAGGTCGTTTGGTGTTGTCATACGGTTAGAATTTAAATGAATGTAGATCGTTTGTCGCTGTAAATTTATAATAGTTTATTTCATATAACCAAAAAAAAATCTATCTGTGAGTAGATAGATTAAATAAAATGCTATAAATTAGCAACTTATGACAAATACAACTCGGCTTCTTCTTTTCGCCTTCTTACTAGTCCTTGTGATACTACTTTACCTTTTGGCGTTGTCACTTTATTGAAATCTGCAAAATGTGCTGCTACTTCTTGATCGTTTGCACCAGCGTTTAATTTACGTAGTAATGTAGATCTGCCAAATGCTCCAACTCCTATATTATAGGCTAAACTTGTTAGCGCTGCTAACTGTCTATCATTTATAGGACGTTTTACTAAATTTTTTACGCTATTTTGTGTACTTGCTGTTACTATATTTAACCAGCGCAATGCAGTTTCTTTTGTAATAACGTCACCCTCTTTTATTCTTGATCCATTTTCGGGATTGTATGTAGATCCGTAACCAATAGTCCAAATGCCTGCGCTGTCTTTATAGGCTTTTAAACGTATGTTTTCAAAATTTGCTATTATTTTTGTTGCACTCACTTTACTACTAATTAAAATAAGTCCTACAATAGCCAGGGCAATAATATAATTTTTGTACTTGCCCATTCATTACAGACCTGTTTTATCAAAGTCCTTAGCTGCGGTTAGGCCCAGGCCTGCGCCAATTGTACTAATACCAGTAACCAGGTCGCCTTTTAGTATGGCTGCTACGCCGCCAATAATAGTAGCAAAACCAAAAAAGGTTGTTTTCCAGTTTTTAAATAGCTTTTTCATAATGACGTATTTTTAAATTTTTGTATAATAACGTCCAGCTTAGTTTCTAAGCGGATAAGACGCTCTGCGTGGTCGTCATGCTTTGCCTGCTTTTCCTCTAGCGCTTTTACGCGCTGATTAACTACGGCCCAGCTAGCGCCAGCGCCAAAAACGCTACTGATTACTATCGTTATTATTTGTGGATCCAATTTCCTTCTGTTTTTTTGTTTCCTCTGCGATTTGCAGGTTAGTTTCGCGCAGCTTTGCTTGAAGCCATTCAATGTTAGCCAGTAAGTCGTAGGCTGCTGCTTTGAGCGTTTGTAGTTTGTCCATTTTTTTAAGGTATTAGGGTTAAATTTAATTTGCTACAAATATACTGATAAGCAGCTAAATTAATATCTGCCGACTGGCCCCAGGCTGTGTAGTCAGCGCCGCTTATTGTAGTGTTACCTTGCGTTAAACTTTGCTTTGTTTCTGCGCCTTCGCTGTCAGTAGTTACTTTACTGATATTCCAGTAAAACTGCGCATAGTCCGATAGATTGTCATTAACAATACTAGCGTCAATATAGTTGCCAGTTTCGCTTTGTCCGTTTTGCCAGATCTGTACTGGCTGAATTGAATATCCCATTATTTTTTATTTTTTATACTTCTATGTAATTATTATGGATTGAGTAGTGCTATTTTGTAATCCACACCATTTAATTTTATTTTCAAATGCTGTCCGCTTGATCCACCAGCAGTGCCAGAAGTTAAATTCGCACCAGCAATTAAGGTATTTGCTGATGTATCAATTCCAAAATATTCATCACCAGCACCAAACCCAGATCCAATTAAATACTGATTGTTAGAATCTGTTAATTTTAGTCCTTTCTCATTTCCATTACTATCAGTAGTTATCCATGCATTATTTCCTGTGCCGCTGTTAATTAAAAAAGCTGAGCCGCCATTTACATTATCATAATCACCTAATGCATAAAAATTTTGGACATAATCTAAATTTAGACCTACGGCATTTGAATTGTATTCAGTTTTAATTATGGCATTAGTTTCATCAACTGTCAAA